CTATTCCTCCTGTAGTGGTGGGTTATAGGGGGCGCCGAGTTCGTCGAGCCGGTGGAGGCTATGGGACCATATGCGCTCTTGGGCGTCGGAGAGCATCCCGGCGAGCCGGGTGGCTTTGTTGTTGCCGCGTGGGTGATCCTGGCTGACGCCCTCGGAGAGCAGCCCCGGCACAAAGCCACGCCGGAGGTCGAGCGGCTTGCCAAAGGCGCGGTCAAGGGCAAGGCCCCACCGCATGGCGGCCAAAAAGGTCGAGCTGTCGGCGCTCTCGAAGGGGTAGGCGCTGAGCAGGGGGTCGGGGGTGTAGCCGAGGACATGGACCCATAGCTCGGGGTAGCGCCGCTTTTTCTCCCAAACGGTGGCGAGAATGCGGCGGCGGACCTCGATCGGGCTTTGGACGACGTTGGCGATACAGATCCGATCGTAGCGCTGGCCGAGGTAGTCGAAGTATGACGGGTCATCCACCAACGGGTGGTAGACAGGGATGGGGCGCAGCCCTTTGGCCTCGAACTTGGCCCGCATTCGGATCTTGTTGTGCATCCCGCCTTGGTCGAGTTCGACGTAGCCCCAGAGCTGATCGGCGTAGGCGGTGACGAGCTGGGTGTAGGCGTCCTCTAGCTTGCCAAAGCCGTCGATCTGCTCGGGGGCGAGCTGCAAGACCTCGTAGAACCCCAGGTCGTGGGCGCGGCCGTGCTGCATACCCAGGTTGAAGATACCCGAGTCGAGCAGAATCTTTGCGCCGCCGGCGAAAAAGCCTTGGACGATCTGACGGTCCTTTTCGCCGCGCAATTCGTTGACTGCGACAAGGATCGAATCGTGCATCGGCCCTGCCTGGCGTAGCCGGTCGGTGTTCGAGCTAATAAAGTAGAGCGGTTTGTCGGTGGGGTCGTAGCGCCCGCCGCCGGTTCTAATCAGGTTCGACAATGCTGCCCTCCCCATGAATGTTTTCCCACTCGTCGATCATGTGGCCGGCGACGTAGTAGTCGGGCTGGACCATGACGAGCCGGCGCTCCAATGACAGCTCGGAAAAGCAGACAAAGGGGCCGGGGTAGGGCAGGAATACATCGCGGTCGGTTGTGAGATGGGGCGCCCAGAGTGCCCAATCGGTGTAGACGTCGGCAATGATCAGCAGGTGGTCACCGAGGTGCCACACCTGGCCGCGTAGGGGCTTATGGCGTGGCTCGGCCCTGGCGATCTGGGCCAATTCCAAGAGGCTGCCCCGGCTCTCTCCTTCGTCGAGCTGGGCGTCTCGGCTGCTGTCGTTCGAGGTGACGCCGGCGTCGGCCAAGATGCTTTCAATGTCGTCGGTGTCGACGGACACGGGGAGCTGGCCAGCTCGCTGGGTGTCCTGCAGAATGGCGGCATAGCCCGGCCCCCAGGCTCTGGCGTAGTCGGCGGCGGTGAAGTTCCCGCCGGCGAGGACGAGGTTGTTGTGGTCGATGGCGAGCATCGTTGCAGTTATCTGTGATTCAGCATCAACGCCAAAGATAATTGGCACACACCATTCACCATTTTGTGGATCAATGGCAATGCCTCGCGGTACTGGCCGACCGTGGCGTGCCATCCACGCGAGGGCCTCTTCGCGCCCGTTTCCATAGACTAGTCCGCCCTCACCATCATTGAGCGTGGGATCGAACTTTGGCGGGTCGATAAACCCATATCGCTCGATAGACGTGACAATCGCCCCAATATCGTGTAGTTTGGGGTTTTTATCCCACTGCCGTATTTTAGATAATGGTATGTATTCAAGCCGCAGTAAATCACTCAATTTATCACCTATTATTGTCTTATACTGCTGATGTGGTATAATATTAGAGTTAAATGGCTATATTAGTAGGTGGATTATGCGAATATGTGCCAGAGAAGGTTGCGACGGTGTTGTTACTGGCGGAAAGAACGCAAAATATTGCTCTATTGCATGTAGCCGTGCCGTACAGCGCGAAAAAGCGCTGCAACGCTATGCTGATCCGTCGTTTCGTGCATTGTGGGAACAAGGGATTGCGCGACGGTCCGGGTCGGAGGAATGGCGTGAACGACAACGGCAGGGCTCGGCGGAACGCACAAAGCGTTCGTCTTATCGCGCTGCTCTTATGGAGGGGATTAAGCGTCGACATGAAAATACGGCATGGCGAGAGTCGATGCGGGACAATCCTATGTGGAGGCGGGGGAACGAAAACCCGAATTGGAGGGGTTCTCAATCGGAACGGCAAGTTTTGTATGGCCGCAGCGAGTATAAGACGTGGCGAAAGGCTGTTTTCGAGCGAGATAATTACACCTGCCAGCATTGCCGCAAGCGTGGTGGGTCTCTTCATGCCCACCATATCAAGAGCTGGATCGATTACCCCGATCTGCGGTATGAGATTAGTAACGGATTGACATTGTGCGTCAATTGCCATAGTGAATTGCATGGTCATTACATTCCCGGTCGACTTCCTCACGATCGCAAACCTCGTAAGCTCCGCAAGGTCAAACAACTGCGTTTCAATTTCTGAGCGCTCGGCCATCAGGCGGCTTGCGGCGTCGACGCCAAAGAGGACGGGCATGCACCATTCGCCGGTCTGGACGTCAATGGCGATGCCTCGGGGGCGCTGGCGCCCGTGGCGGGCCATCCACTGTAGGGCCTCGGTGCGGCCGTTGCCCTCGACAAAGGCGTCGAGCTGGACGTCGTAGGCGGGCGGGTCTTTGAACCCGTACGTCTCGATGCTCTCGACCAGCTTCTGCAAGTCGTGGAGCTTGGGGTTGCGATCCCAGGCGCGGGCGTGGCTGATGGGGATATAGCGGAGGGCGAGCAGGTCGTCGCCGGCTTTGACCTCGACGGGCGGCTGCTCGGCGAGGTTCTGGGGTGGCTGTTCGCTTTGTTGCACGGTCCAGTACTCCATCATGCAGTTTCCTGCATGGAATGATACCAGATCCTGCGACAAAGGAATAGCCCCACCGGGTGGTGGGGCTGGACGATCTGCTGGGGCTGGGGGGGCTGGGCTACTCCTGCTGCTGGGCCTCGGCCTCGCGGCGGGCTATTTCCTCGTGTACTTTCTTGGTGACGCGTTCGAGGCCGTCGACGGCGCCGACGATCTTGTCGAGGGTGCGGATCACCACCGCGACGGCGACAAGGTCGGCGGGGGTCCAGAAGCTGCCGGCGGCGGTGCGGTCGGTGATCGCCTTGGTCCGGTTGCGGAGGTGGGCGACGGCCACGTCGGGGGACGGGTCGCCGTTGAACGGTTTTTGCTGGGGCATGGGTGGTGCTTCCTTTCTGTGCTGGGGGTGGCAGACCACCACCACCCCCTCGGCTGCGGTGCTACTCGCCGACAGGCGGCGGGTCGGGCAGGGTGCTGGGCGCTGGGATATCGAAGGCATACCCGCGCACGAGCATATGCTCGATCGGCTTGGTCCGGTCTTTGTGGCCGTAGATGGCAAGCCAAGCGGCTTGCTCGGCGGCGGCTGGCGTGGTGATCGTGGGGACGTTGGCGGTAAGCCAAGCGGCAATCCGGCGAACGTCCTGCTCCTGCTGGTCGGGCTGTGTCACTGTACGCTCCGGTAGGCTGGGCCGCGGCGCTGGGCTTCTAGGGCGTCGCACAGCTCGTCGCGGATAACGCGGTAAATGGCAAGCCGATCGGCATCGGGGTTCTGGCTGATGATAGCCTCGACGATCCGGTTGGCGCTGCGGGTGGCTCGCTCGGCGACGGTGGTGGTGCGCTTGGCGATCGCTTCCTCCACCTTGGTACACAGCTCCATCAGGGCGTCCTCGATCGGGGTGGTGGGTTCGTGGTCGTGGGGCGGGTCGATCATGTCGAGGGTGCCGAGCGCCAGGGCGGCAATGACGGCAAGCTGATCGGTGCCGAGGGTGGCACAGAACCAGCCCACCAGCTCGTCGAAGCGGCGATCGACTTTGGGTTCGGGGGTGGGCTCGCGGAGGCCGGGGTCGGGGTCGTCGAACAGGGTGCCGACGTTGCACCACCACCGCTGGAGGTGGAGGGGGGCGAGGGGCTGGGCGGCTCGCCGCTCGGCACGGCTGAGCGTGGCGAGGGGGATGAACCGGACCACCTCGATAAACTGCTCCATCGTCCAGTGAGCAAATTCTTCAAAGGGGACTCTGAAGCCGAGCGCGGCGAGCTGGGACTCCATGCGGTCGAACCGCTCGCGGAGCTTGGTGCGCTGGGCGTGGTCGGCGGTGGTGTCGATCGCGACGGGTTCCTGCTGGGTGGGGATCATGGTTGGGCGTCCTTTCTCTCAACGGTCGGTCAATTAGTGGGCGGCGGGCTGGGCGGCCTGCTGGTCGACGACGATCACGGTGTCGGCTTTGTAGGCGTCGAGTATGGCCTGGGTGAGCTGGGCGACGTGCTTGGCTGGAATGTCGGCGAACTGCTTAACGGTGTTGGTGTCGGGGACGGCGACAATTAGGGTGTACATGGTTTGGCCTCCCTCTGGCACTGTGGGCAGCCGCATGGCTTGCCATTTTGCTTGGCGATCTGGCCCTCGGCCCATGCGCCGACGTAGGCGGCGCGGCTGATGCGGTTCTCGACGTAGATGCGGACGGCGGTGCGGCTGTCGTCGTGGTAGCCGGCGAACCGTATGGCGTTCAAGGCGTCGGCGCGTTTCATTGGGCCTCCTGGGTGACAAAGGTGGCGAAGGTGGTGGCGATCATCCAGCCGTCGGCGCGGAGCTGCCGGCAGGTTTCGCGGCCCCTGGTGGCCTCGACGGTGACGCTGGTGGCCTTGAACTGGCCGGGCCGGGTGGCGACGATCGTTAGCTTGGCAATGCGGTCCATCGGTGCCTCCTAGCGGGCGAGGACGACGAGAACGTCGTACATTTGGCTGGGGTCGTCGCGGTCGCAGCAGTCGAGCAAGAGCTGGACGTTGTCGCTGTGGGGCATCGCGGCGATCATTTCGAGGGCGTCGAACATGCTGCTTTCGTCGTCGAGGTCGGCCATTCGGGCGATGTCGGCGATTGTCGGTAGCTGCTGCATTTCGGCGTCCTTTCGGGTGGTCGTTCGTTTCGATGGGATAATAATACCCCATATTCTATCTACTACCTAGCCAATGTCTTGCGACTTTTTGCAATATTCTAACCAATTTTGAGTAAATAGTTGCAGTCGGCACGGTGGTGGGCCTCGCCGCCGAGGTGGGGCCTAGAGAACGGCGCCCATGTCGATGTGGGGGCTGCGGAGCCAGCCGAGCCAGGTGGCGGCGAGCTGGGCGGCGACGGGCTGCAAGGGGGCGCCGCTCCACCCTCGGGTGCTGGTGGGGTGGTCGACCAAGAGGTCGGCGAGCTGGGGGTCGTCGCGCTTGCAGTGGTAGCTAAAGCGGGCGATCGGCGTCTCGATATAGACGACGGTGTCGGCATAGCCGCTGTCGCCGTAGGCGTGGGGGGCGGCCCACCAATCCCTGGCCATCCTGATCGCTCGGCGGAGTAGGTAGGTCTTGATCACGTAGCGGGCGGTGGCCTGGGGGCCGGCTGGGACGGCCTTGGCGCCGGCGTTGGCGAGTAGGGCGAGAATAGCGGCGCCGGTGCTGTCGCCCATGAGGGCATCGGCGTCGGGTGCTGGGATATCGAACCATGATGCGGCGGTGCGGGCGGCGAGCTGCTCGGCTTCGAAGTTCATGGGTGGGCGTCCTTTCTAGCTGGGCTGCACAATGGCGTACTTGTGGGGCTGGCCGGTCTTGGCGTCGTGGGCCTCGATCGCGGCTCGGGCGGCGCGGTCGGGGGTGGGGCGGCGTGGTAGTGGTAGCCGGCTACCTGACCGTCGACCAAAACCTGCCAGCCGTAGGCGCGGGCGGGTATCCAATCGTCATAGGTGCGATCGTGGCAAATCTCGACGACGACGTCGGGGGCGGTGATCTGCTCGTAGAGGTCGTATACGCTTTGGTTTTTCTCCAGACTGTCGAGCAGTTCGAGGGCCAGGTGGCAGGCGTTGTGATAGGCGACGGTCCACTCGCGGCCGGCCTGGGCGAGGGTGTAGGCGCGGTGGGCCTCGGCCTCGTAGCCGCGGCGGATCTGGTCGATCGCTTGGAGCATCTTGGCGCCGGCGACGGGGTCGAATACGGTTTGCTGCTCGGTGGGCTGGGTGGTGGTGGCCATGGGTGGCGTCCTTTCTGGGGGTGGTGGGCGGCCACTCGGCCGCCCCTGGCCTGCCATCGGTTCCTAGCGGGCGTTGGCGTGGGTGACGTTCTTGCGGACGCCGAGGTCGAGAACGTAGACATAGAGGCCGGTGCTTGTGATGTCGAGGACTTCGGCGTCGTACCACTGGCCGCTGATCCGCACTTCGATAATCTGACCGATAACCATTGCTGTGTCCTTTCGGGTGTCGTTCGTTCGATAGGTCTACTATACCCCATATTCTATCTACTGCCTAGCCAATTTGTTGCGGCTTTCTGCCATTTTGTAACCAATTACATGCAAAAAATTGCATGGCGATGAAAACAAAAAAAGGTGGTGGTGGAGCAATCCACCACCACCCCGGCGCGGTCGGTGCTACTTGGCGCCAGCCTTGGCGGCGGCGACTTTGAGGCAGGAGCGGCAGGTGACGGCGTCCTCGACCTGGCGATAGTCGCGCTCGGTGCCGCAGCCGCAGAACGTGTCCAGGCCGTCGTCGGAGTAGTGGACCATAGTGCCTCGGGTAGCCTTGCCGGCGATCATGACGTGCATCGGCTCGTCGGCCTCGGCCTCGCGGACGATCTCGGCCTCGGGCTGCTGGGCCAGGGTGGGCGGCAGGGCGCCGGCGTCGAAGGTGGCGGCGATCGCGGCGCGGCGCTGCTCGGCGGTGGGGGCCTCTAGGAGGCCGGCCTCGATCGCTGCCTGGGCGTCCAGCTCGACCACCTCGACCTCGGGCTGCTGAGCGCGTTCCATGCGGATGTCGTGCTCGACCTGCGCCGGGTCGGCGGCCCAGCCGACGATCCGAGTCTCGACCACGTCGTGCTGGTCGAAGGCGAGGCCGGCGCGGCGGGCATCGCCGAGCCGCTTCTTGGCGGTTTCCTTGGAGCTGACGAGGGCGTAGACCTCCCAGCCGGCGGCGGTGTGGACGATCGCGGCGTGGGTGTAGGGCTTGCCGCGTGTGTTGGTGATCTCGCCGTTGGGAGTGGGCGTCACGATCGTGTACTGCTCGCCACGCGGGGCGCTGCTGGCCGCCGTGGGGGCCTTGGGTGCTGTGGGCGCCTTGGCGGGCTTGGCCTCGGGGGCGGGCTTGGTGGCGGCGTAGACGGTGCTGGCGTCGTTGATCAGGCCCTTCCAGTCGATGCCGAGCTGGCGGGCGAGGTGGTGGGCGCTGGCGATCAGGTCGACGAGCTGGTCGCGGGTGCTGTTGTACTCGGTGCCGGCGGTCTTGACAAAGGTGTCGAGGGCGGCGTCGGCGCGGTCGGCGGGGGTGTTGGTGGTGGTCTGGGCGGTCATGGTGTTGGTCCTTTCTGTCTTATCGGTGGGTGCCGTTCGTTTCGATGAGGTAACTATACCCCATATTCTATCTACTGCCTAGCCAATTTGTTGCGACTTTTTGCCGTTCGCTTGCGAGATCATGCAGTAAAATGACAGTCAAAATGAAACGCCCACCGATCGCTCGGTGGGCGTTTGGCTTTATGGGGCGTGTAAGGGTTTCGAACCCGTGGCGATCGCGCTCTGGTGGGCTGGCTCCTGCGCGAACGTCTAGCCAGCGTCGCGGCCTTTCTCACCGCAAATCAACCATCACCCACTCGGTCAACACGCCGCCGGAGTATTGTACCACCCTACCAATTAACCTGACAGTCGACCAAAAGATTGATCGCTGTGAAGCGGGCGATCATAGCGTCGAAGGCGGCGGCGGCGCCCGGTATGGCGGCCATGGGGGCGTCGGTGTCGGGTACCTGCTCGCCGTGGGCCTCGACGTAGGCGGCGTGGGCGTCGAAGTCGGAGCCTTTGAAGAGGCGCAGCGTCTGGGCGTGGTTACAGGCGAAATACTGATACTCGTCCTCGGCGGCGGTCCAATCGTGGCGGATGTAGAGCGAGAACGTCCAGGGGTCGGCGTCGGGGCCGGCTTCGAGCTGGATCTGGGGGGTGTAGGTCATCTGCCAATGGCTGCGGTCGGGGGTCATCTGCAAAACGGGCTTGCGGGCGAGGTCGGCAGGTTTCATGGTGGTGGCCTTTCTGATGGGTCTACGGCTCGCTGTGCGGGCCGACGGCGATTAGATCAGGGCGTCGAGGTGGTCGAGGTCGTGGTGGGTGTTACAGATTGGGCAGAGCTTGGGGGCGTTCTTGCGGTTCTTGAGATAGCGCTCAAAGTAGCGGTCGCCTGGCCAGGTGCGGGCGATGACAAAGCCGATGCCGCGCTCGCGGGCAACCTGGGTGAGCCGAGCGCCCCGGCCTTGGAGGTGGGCCAATGCTCGGCCGGGCAGGTAGCTCGTCCAGCCGATGTAGTGCTGGGCGGTGTGCTTGGGGCTGATCGGGCGGTCGAAGTGGAGCAGGTAGACGGTCCCGCGTGGTAGCGGCTCGGTGCCAATGATCACAGGCTGGGCCTCGGCCTCGACGACAACGTAGTCGACGGGGGCGGGGGTGTAGATTGTGGTGGCGGTGGTGATCATGGCGCTCTCCTGTCTGCTGGCCGCTGGGCGGCTCGGGCGGTTCTACCAGCCTTTGACCCACTCGCTGCCGAGGCGGGCGTCCCAGGCGGCTCGGAAGGCGTCGGCGGCGGCGTGCTGCTCGGCGGTGAAGGGCTGCGCCTCGCGGACGATCTTGGCGGCCTTGCCGGTGCCGCAGGTGGCGACGCCGTCGAACTTGATGCGGCTCTGCGGGGCGCCAATCACCTCGACGAAGGTGTAGCGAACGTGATGCTCGACGCCGGCGACGGTCACGATTGCGTATCGGTATGGCTTGCTCATTGGTGGCTCCTTGGCTTTGTCATCGGCTCGAATGACGTTAGTATACCCCATATTCTATCTACTGCCTAGTCAATATCTTGCGGTTTTTTGCATGATCTTTGTGATTTTGATGCAAGAATTGACATGGCGGGATCATTTTTGGTACACTATGCTCGGTGCCTCGCCACAACACCACCTGTGGCGAGGCTTTGTTGTGGCGAGGCACCAATGGTCGTAGTACCCTCGACTTCTGGGCGGCTCCCTGGCGCAGATTGGCGCGGCGCTGTCAACTTCTGGCAGGGCAACAAGGGGCGTAAAGCCGTCTGTATCCACATCAATCAAGGTTGGTTCGAGAAGTCCATCGAGCATATGGCGGCGAACGGGACGTCGTCCCACTTGGAGGTGGGCCAAAAGGGCCAGATCGCCCAGCTGGTCGACTTCGACGATTCGGCGTGGGCGAACGGCCTGTCGTGGAATGCGGGGTTGGGCCGGTGGATATGCCCCCACGATCGGGTGGTGGCGCCGACGTGGCAGTTGCTCGATCCCTCTGACCAAAACCCCAATTGGGTCACCATTTCAATCGAGAACGAAGGGCTCAGCGGCAAGCCGTGGCCCAAAGTCCAGTTCCAGGCGAACGTCGACGCGCTGGTGTGGCTGGGCCGGCGCTATCCGTCGCTGGTGCCGTACGTGGTGGGGCGGACGCTGATCGGCCACTTCCATATTGATCCTCGGGACAAATCGGCGTGCCCAGGGGACGGGGTGGACCTGGCGGCGCTGGCCGGCGCGGCGAACAAGCTGCTCGGGGCGGACCTGCCATGGCAGAAGCGGTGGGCGTCGTGTGGCGTGCCATTACCCAAAGAGCAGGGGGGGTGGGCTATTCCGCAGGCGTACAAAGCCCAGGCGATCGCGCTGGGCGGCTGTGTGCGGGCGGAGGATTACCCGGCCTCCGAGTATTCGGTGGCGTATTTCGAGCGGGGGCTGATCTACTTTTTGAAGCGCTTGAATCAAGCGTTTGTGGTGGTGGCGTAAATGGCGGAGTGGACCGAGATGGCTACTACTGCGGTCGGTGTGCTGGGTGGGCTGGGTGGGTTGGCGGCGCTCTGGCGGGCGCGGTCGCAGAACAAAGTCGACCGGGGCCGGCTCAAGCTGGACCGGGAAGAGGGGTTCCGGGACCACCTGCTCCAAGAGGTGGCCCGGTTGTCGGGGTTGGTCCAGTCGCTGGACCAGAGCAAAGACAAACTCGAAGAAAAGCACGTCGACGTTATCCGCGAGCTGTCGCGGCTCCAAGAGCGGGACGATCAGAAGAGGCGGCAGATCGAAGCGCTGCAAGGCCAAAACAAAGAATTGGCGGCGCGGGTCGACGAGCAGGATCGGACGATCGCGGACCTGACGAACCAGCGGGCGACGGCACTGGACCGCTTGCAAGTAGCCCAGGCGAAAAGCGAATTTCTCGAGCGTGAGAATAACGAGTTGCGCCTCGAAAACCACCGCCTCCGGGAGCGGGTCGAGGGGCAGGTCGCCGAGGGCCATGCGAGTATTTCTACTGCTCCTGGTGGTGATGTGGCTACAGCCTAGCCCGACGGTGCTGCGCGGGGTGGCGCCTCGATATGCTCCGGGGGTCATGGAGCGGGTGGCAAAGGTGCGGGGGTTGCCGGCGGCGGACTGCATGGTGTCGTCGCCGGTGTATGGGGTGGGGGTGTGGCTGTATGTCTACGGGCGGAATACGGACACCCTTTTGTGGTGTCGGGTGACGGATGTGTCGGCGAGCGTCGACACGACGGGCCGGGGGAGGGTCGAGAGCGACCGAGCGCGGCATCTGCGGACCGGGCGGGTGACGGAGCTGGGGTATAGCGAGGCGCGGCGGCTGTGTGGTGACCGGGCCATGCACGATCGGCCGGAACGTTGCCCGGTGGTGGTCGTGCATTTCAAGGGGGACGATCATGAATCCGATCGACGTGACGAACTGGACAACCTTGCTCGTGGCGCTGTCGCCGCTCCTGGTGGCGCTGATCCGCCGGCCGAGCCTGTCCGACACCCAGGTGTCGGCGCTGACGGTGGTGGTGGTGGGGGTGGTGTTCTTCGCTGGTCGCGCCCTGGATGGTGTTCTGATGTGGCCGCTACCGTCGAGCCTTGCCACGGAGTTCGCCGCCGCGCTGCTGCTCCAGCAGGGGGTGTACCAGCTGCTCCGCAAAACGCCGCTTCTGCAGAGCCTGGAAGGGGCGGACCTGCCACCGCCTGGCCGGCGCCTGATGTCGATCCTGTTTGTGACGATCTCCACCACCACCGCCATGCGGCTCCTTGAGGTGGTCCGATGGGGTCGCTAAGCAATTACGCCGAGCAGGCGCTGGTCAAGCACCTTTTCCGCGAGTCGGCGTATACGCCGGCGGCGACTTTGTACCTGGCGCTGTGCACGGCCGATCCTGGCGAGGCAGCGACGGGCGCGAGTATGTCGGAGGTGGCGAACTCTGGGGGGTATGCCCGGACGGCGATCGCCTTCGGGGCGGCGGCCTCCCGGCGTGTGACCCAAAGCGGGGCGGTGACGTTCCCCACCGCGTCGGGATCGTGGACGTACCAATATTGGGCGATCGTGGACAGCGCGACGCATGGGGCTGGCAATGTGCTGGCCTCTGGGTCGTTTTCGGCGTCCAAGAGCGTGGTGTCGGGGAATACGCCCAGCGTGGCGTCGGGCGAAATCTGGGTCGAGCTGACGGCCTCGACGGGCCTGTCGAACTATGCGGCGAACGGCTTCCTCGATCGGATGTTCCGCAACCAAGCGTTTACGGTGTCGGCGAACTATGCGGGCCTGGCCACGGCGGTCTTGGCGGACACCACGACGGGCGGCACGGTGACGGAAGTGTCGGGCGGGTCGTATGCGCGGGTGGCGATCAATGCGTCGGGTGGCGGCTCGCCAGCGTGGGGCGCGGCCTCGGGCGGGGCGGTGTCGAATGCGGACGCGGTGAGCTTCCCGGCGGCGACGGGGTCGTGGGGGACGGTGGTAGCGATGTTTATCGCGGACGCGTCGAGCGCTGGGAATATTCTCTGGTACGACAACGGCCTGGTCGACCAGGCGGTGACGAGCGGGGACACGTGTAGCTGGGCGTCTAGCCAGCTCGCCTTTTCCCAAGCATAGCGAGGTAGTGGAGCTATGGCAGTCCTTTCGCAGACGGTTCGACAACAAATCTGGCGGGGGATCATGCGCTACCTGTCGGCGCAACTGGAAGGGCTGGCAGTGACCAAAGCGGAGCTACAGGCAGCAGTGGACGCGGCGGATACGTGGGCGGATGGGGCAGGGTCGAGCTATAACTCGGCGCTGCCCTCGGCGTTCCGTACCTCGGCCACGGCGGACCAAAAGGCGTTGCTCCTGGCGGTGGTGGTGCTGGCCCGGTTTGATACCGCGGCGCTCCGCCGGTTTATGGGCGAGGTGGATTAAATGGCGACAAGGTTTGTGGGGACGCCCTTTAGCGCCGAGTTTCCCTCGTCGAGCTTCCCCCAGCTCACCCAGATCAACCAGCGGCCGGCGCTGGCGTTCGACGCGGCAGCCTCTGAGGCGGCGTACTGGACGGATATTGCGCCCCAGGGGCTGACGGGGACGCTGACGCTGTTGGTGTATTACGTGATGGCCTCGGCCACGTCGGGCAACGTGATCTTGCGGGCGCAGGTGGAGGCAGTGACGGACGGGGATGCGACGGACCTGGACAGTACCACGTCGTTCGACACGGCGAACAGCTCGGCGGCGACGGCGGTGCCGGGGACGGCTGGCTATATTGACGTGATTTCGATCACGCTGACGAATAAGGATAGCATCGCGGCGGGCGACCTGTACCGCATCAGCTTGGACCGGGATGCGGCGAACGGGTCGGATACGGCGAGCGGGGATCTGCTGGTGCTGGCGGTCGAGCTGCGCGACGCGGCCTAGTGCGAGGTCGGCATGGCTGTCCGGTTCGATGCCTCGGCGGATCGTCTTCTTCGGACGACTGACCTGCTGGATTACAACTCGCCCTATACGATCATGGCCCATGTCATGATCGCGGTGGATACGAACAGTAACCAAACGATCTGGGCGCCCAATGCGGGGGCGACGACGGACGTTGATCAGCTTCGGACGACGTCGGACGGGGTGACGCTGGAAACCCGCATCCAGACCACGGCGGGCGGGACGCAGTTGGCGGGGTCGGCGCTGACGGCGGGGGCGTGGGCGCATCTGGCGTCGGTGCGCGAGTCGACCACGTCGTACAAGGTTTATTTGGACGCGGCGCTGGACATTACGAATACCCGCAATGTGGGCAGCCGCACGGCGGCGACGCGCCTGGAGGTGTCGGCGTATACGACGGGTAACACCAATCCGGGCAACATCCGGGTGGCCTACATGAAAGCGTGGTCGGCGGCACTGACGGCTGACGAGGTGGCGCTGGAACGGTTCTCAGTGCGGCCGATCCGGCTGGCGAACCTGTACGGGTGGTGGCCGCTTCTGCCCGGCTCTGGGGAGCGGGTGCGGGACTATTCGGGCAACGGCCGGAGCTGGACCGAGGGCGGGACGCTGACGGACGAGGACGCGCCGCCGATCTCGTGGGGGGCTGGCCGCCGGGCGCGGTTCTTCGCTGGGTTTACTCGGCTCCTGACGACGTCGGTAGCAAGCCTGTCGAGCGTGAGCGACAGCGCGGCGCCGAAAGTGGCCCGGGGTTTGGCGGACAGTCGGGCAAGCGCCTCAAGCGTGAACGACAGCGCGGGATCGAAGGTGGCGCGGGCGCTCTCTGACAGCCTGGCGAGCCTGTCCTCGGTCAATGATGCGGCGATCGCCAAGGTGGCCCGGCCGCTGTCGGACAGTCGGGCGAGCCTGTCGAGCGTGAACGATGCGGCGGTGCCGAAGGTGGCGCGTGGGTTGTCGACCTCGCCGGCGTCGGCCTCGACAGTGAACGACGGGGCGATCGCCAGGGTGGCCCGGCCGCTGTCGGATAGCCGGTCGAGCTTGTCCTCGGTGAACGATAGCGCCGTGTCGGTCTTGCTGTTCCTGCGGGCGCTGGCGACGACGGTGGCCTCGGCCTCGACGGTGTCGGACAGTGCGGCGTCGAAGGTGGCGCGAGGGCTGGCGGACAGTCCGACCAGCCTGTCGAGCGTGAACGACGGGGCGGTTGCAAACGTGGCTCGGGCGCTCTTGGACAGCGTGGCGAGTGTGTCGTCGGTCCACGACGGGGCGACGGGGTCGGTGGGGCGAGGGCTGGCGACGTCGGTGGCGAGCGTGTCGTCGGTCCACGACGGGGCGGTGTCGGCGGTGATCGCGCTGGGGGCGTCGATCGCCAATTTGTTCGCGGTGGTGGAGCGGCTGGCACGCCATCGGCCGGCAGCAGTGGGCCAGCATACGGCGCCGGCGGCCCGGCGGAACTTTGAGGCGTTGACTATGGCTGTGGCGAACGTTGCCAAAGACCCAGACGAGACGATCGATCTGTCGCTGGAGTGGAGCGCGGTGCTCGGAACGGACGCGATCGACACGTCGGCCTGGGATGCCGAGGCGGGGCTGACGGTGGATTCGGATACCAAGACGGCCACCTCGACGACGGTGCGGGTGCTGGGGGGCGACTTGGGCCGGCGGTATAAGCTGAAAAATACGATCGTCACCGAGGCGGGCCAAACGTTGGTTCGGCGCCTGGTGGTGGTGGTACAGGAGCTGTAGACCATGCCTCGCTTTGCAACCCGTGTTCGCTATGGCTTGGCGCGGTTTCTCCTGAAAAGTCAAGACTTTTCGATTGTGCCGGCGTGGGTGCGGACCTCGGTGTTACATCCGGGCTTCCGGTCGCTCACAAGGGACGGCTATCAGAAGTCGAGCGCCTTTTTCGCGTGTCTGAGCACGTTGGCGTTTTCGTTCCCGGAGCCGCCGCTGGGGGTGTTCGACGCGGAGGGGGACGAGGGTCAGCCGATGCCGGGCCACGCGCTGCGGCGCCTGGTGGCGCGGCCGATGCCGGGCATGGATGAGTCGGAGCTGCTGGCGACGACCATGGTGTATCTGGGGATCGGGGGGAATGCGTACTGGCACAAGGTGCGGGGGCCGGGCAAGCGGGTGATCAAGCTGAAACCGTACCACGCGGGCCATCTGATCCCGGTGCCGGGCGGGCCTGATTGGGTGGACCACTACGACTACGATGCGAGCGGGTCGGCGGGACGGGGGGATGTGTCGGGGCGGCTGCCGGAGGTCGATCCGGCGGACGTGATCCACTTCAAGTGGCCGAGTGTTGATCCCGCGCAGCCGTGGCAGAGCCAGCCACCGATCATGGCAGCGGCGTCGGAGGTGGACAGCGATGTCGAGGCGATCGCGTATATCTACGCGCTGCTCAAAAATGACGCCATCCCCCGCACGGTGTTGACGGTGCCGGCGGATCGGCCGCTGGACGAAGAAGAGATCAAGCGGATGCGGGAACAGTGGCGAGAGCGATACGGCGGCTCGGCGCGTGGCGAAATTGCGATCTTGGAGGGTGGCACGACGGTCCAGCGGCTGGGCCTGGGGCTGCAAGAACTTGGGTTCGATGCGCTGGCTAAGGTGTCGGAGAGCCGCATCGCGGCGGTGATGCGGGTGCCGCCGATCCTGGCGGGGCTGAATGTGGGCCTGGATCGCTCGACGTTCTCGAACTATGGCGAGGCGCGGAAAGCCTTCACCCAGGATACGTTGGCGCCGCTGTGGCGGATGTTCGCGTCGAAGCTGACGGCGAGCTTGCTGCCGGATTTCGGGGGGCTGGGTGGGGTGGAGGTGCGGTTTGATCTGTCGCGGGTGGCCTCGCTCCAAGAAGACGCGACGCAGCGTTACAACCGGGCGGTCAATGCGTACAAAGCTGGGCTCCTGCAGAAGAACGAAGCGCGGCGCCTGATCGGTTTCGCGGATGTCGCCGGCGGCGAGGCGTATTTCTCGGCGTCGGCTTCGTCGGGTGGTGGTGGGGCGTTTGGCAAGCCAGCGAATGGCGATCCTGCCCAGCTAGAGGACAGCACGGCGAGCGAGGCGAGCTCGCCCAAAACGTTCCTTCTGCTGGGGGACGGGTCGCTGGTTGAGCTGCCGAGCGGGGCGGCGCGGATTGTCAAGGCGCAGCCGCGGGCGATTGCCTCGACGGTCGAGCAAAAGGAAAGCCTCGACGGTTTGGAGGGATCGGCGGAGCGGGCGCTGGCGACGTACCTGCGGGCGGAATACCGCAAGGCGGCGGAGGGGGTGCGAAACGGGGGAAAGTCGGGCGAGGTCGACCCGTCGGTGGTGGAACAGCTCGGCTTGGACCTTGGGCCGGGGGTGCAGCGGATCATGCGCAAAATCTACCCGAAGGTGCTGCAAGAGGCGTTCAAGGACGCGGAGCTGGCGCTGGACGTGGACATCGGTTTCGATGTGGCGAACGACGAGGTCCAAAGCGTGCTGGGCGAGCTGGCGGACCTGGTGAAGCGGATTACGGACACCACCCGCAACGCTATCCAAAGCCTTGTGAGCCGGGCGGCGGATGAGGGGTGGAGCATCGATCGGCTTGCCAAAGAGCTGGTGGAGCATGGGGGGATCGTGTCGAAGTCGCGGGCGCGGATGATCGCTCGCACTGAGACAGCCACCGCCTACAGCATGGGATCATTGCTAGCCTATGCCAAAAGCGGGGTGGTGGACCAAGTGGAATGGCTGACGACGATCGACGATCAGACCTGCCCGGACTGTAAGGGGCTGAACGGCGAAACGCGGAAACTGGACAAAGTGTTCTCGGATGGGACGGCGCACCCGCCCCGTCACCCCAACTGCCGGTGCTCACTTGCTCCCGTGGTGAAGTAGTCGAGGTTGCAGCATGCCGCAATCCCCTTTACAAAACGTGCAAGAAAATGGTAGTATTAGTGACGAGCTGCGGCGCTGGCTGATGTCGGAGCGGCAGGCGCTTATTATCCGGCTGGGGGCGATTGAGGACTTGCTCAAAATGGAGCGGAGCATCGTCCCCCGGCATAAACGAAGGTCGGACCATGTCACAGCAGAACGTGAGAACGCCGGAGGTTGAGGCGGCGCAAGGCCGGTTTGTGGGCCGGGTGCTGATCGCGCCGGTGGCGTTCTCGCTGCTCCTGCTGGGGGCGTGGGTGGTGCTGGCGACGGTGATCACGCCAGGGGCGCGGAGCGGCGACGACTTCGCGGCCGACCAGCGGCTGCTCCGGGCGGTGCTGATCACGTTTGGCTTACTGATTGATGGCTCGGCGACGGGGCTGGTGCTGTGGCGCCTGACCCATTGGCCGAGTAGTGCCTAGGGCGCAGCCCACCGGCGGGGCTGGCGGGCTGCGCTCCTAACCGAATACCGGCTACCCGGTTGTACACCGAGCGGCATCAAGACGGGCTACTGCTGTAGCGGCCCGTTTTGATGCCGCTTTTCTTTGTGGGGTTGAGCCATGCCGCGCGAGCTGAAAACGGGAACGTTCCACGTCAAAAAGGTGTCCGACCGCGAGGTGGTGGGCCTGTTCTCCATTCTGGGGAACCTGGACGACTACGCGGATGTTATTTGGCCGGGGGCGTTTGCGAAGACGTTCCAAGAGCGGGCGGGCAAAGTCCTCCACCTGTGGCAGCACGATTTCAACAGCCCGCCGATCGCGGTGGTGAAAAGCCTGCGCGAGGTGGGCCGGGACGAGCTGCCGCCGGAGGTGCTGGCGGCGGCGCCGGAGGCGCTGGGCGGGGCGGAGGTGGTCCGCGAGTATCTGGACACCCCACGGGCTAACGAGGTGCTGACGGCGATCAAGGCAGGGGCGCCGCTGCAAATGTCGTTCGCGTACGACGCGGTCAAATACGACTTTCAAGAGCTGGTGGGGGCGAAGTATTCATGGGAGCAGCAACGCAACCTGCGCGAGGTGCGGCTGCATGAAACGAGTGATGTACTTTGGGGTGCGAATAGCGCGACGGTGGCGTCCAAGGCGCTCCGGCTGCCGCTGGACGTGCTGCTCAAGCAACTTGGGTATCACCTCGACGACCTGATCGAACTGCCCAAAGAGAGCCGGCGCAATTCGGGGGCCGATCAGGATCGCATCAATACGATCGCCAAGCTGGCGGTCGAGCTGGGGGCGGACAACGTCAAGCTCGCCGACCTGCCGAGCGAGGACGAGGGCAATGGGGCAAAGGGGGAACCGGATACCAGCAGCCGAGCCGCGGCAAACCCCGCACTCACTGTCGGGTACCGCTTGCAACTGGAATTGCGGAAGCGGGCGCTAGCCCAAAGGAACGGGGGAATCTAGATCATGGCTCTGCAAGCGCGTATTCAGGACGAGTACAACAAGGCCACGGAGTACTACGGCCAGGCCAAGGCCCTGCTCGACGAGTATGGCGACAAGGAAATGCCGCAGGAAAAGTCGAACGAGGTGGACCAGTGGTTCGCGGCGTTCGACAAGCACATCGCGAACGCCAAGCGCCTCGAAGGTGCGGCGGCCCGCGAGCGCCAGGTGGACGGGCTGAACCAGCCCCAGAACGACCTTGACGCCCCGAAGGGCATGAAGGGCAAGCCGGGCGAGGGCCGGGAGCAGGGCGGCGACGACAACGCGCTGTATATGAAGGCGTGGTCGCGGGCGCTGCGCCAAGGGCCGAACCGTCTGAATGCGGATGAAGCGAAGTCGCTGCGGGCGGACGTGGATCCGGCTGGCGGCTATCTCACGGCGCCGCAGCAGGTGGTGAACGAGCTGATCAAAGCGATTGACGACGCGGTGCTGATCCGTGGCCTGGCGACGATCTACAAGCTGGAAAAGGCGGAGTCGCTCGGTATTCCGGTGATGGACAGCGATCTGTCGGACGCGGAGTGGACGAGCGAACTGACGGTGGGAGCGGAGGATACGGTCGAGCCGTTCAACAAGCGCGAGCTCAAGCCCAATCCGCTGTCGAAGGAGATCAAGATCTCCCGCAAGCTGCTCCGTCACGCGACGATCAACGTGGAGAACCTGGTGCGGGACCGGCTGGCGTACCGCTTCGCCGTCACCGAGGAAAAAGGTTTCTTGACTGGCTCGGGGGCGAATCAGCCGCTCGGCGTGTTTACCGCGTCGACCAATGGAGTCTCGACGGGCCGGGACGTGACGGCGGCGAGCGCGACCGCAGTGGAGGGGGACGACTTCATCGATCTGAAATTCAAGCTGAAGCCGGCGTACTGGCCGAAAGCTCGAATGATCCTTCACCGGGACGTGCTGAAGCTGGTGCGGAAGCTGAAGGACAACGACAACAATTACATCTGGTCGCCGGGTCTGGGGCCAGGTGGCGGCCTGACGGGGTCGTTGCCGCCGACGATCGTGGACATCCCGTTCTTGTCGTCGGAGTTTGCGCCAAATACGGTGTCGACGGGCCAGTACGTGGCGGTGATTGGCGACTTCTCGTACTACTGGATCGCTGAGGCGTTGAGCCTGGAGATCCAGGTGCTGATGGAGCTGTACAGCCGGACGAATCAGGTGGGCTACATCGGCCGGATGGAGGTGGACGGGATGCCGGTGCATGAGGAGGCGTTCGCCCGTCTACGCCTGGCATAGCTTTCTCCGGTTTCTCGTGCTTATCGGAGGTCGGTCAGTCATAGCGGGCCGACCTCTGTTCAGAGGATAGCAAGCCAATGAATCTCTCAAAGCAACATCAGTTTCAAATCGCCATTACGCCCACCAATGGCGCGGCTGGAACGACGGATATCAACGGCACGACGGCGGACTGCCAGAACGCCAAGGGCGTCGGCATGTTCGTACAGATGGGGGCGATCACCGGCACGGCCATCACGTCGATCAAGGCCCAGGGCTCGAACGACGGGTCGAGCTGGTCAGACCTCGAAGGGACGGCTCAGACGATCGCAGACACGGACGACGACAAGCTGTTCTATATCGACATCTACCGGCCCAAGAACCGCTACAACCGGGTGGTGGTGGACCGTGGCACGGCTAACGCGGTCGTGGCGGCTGCGTGGTACGAGTTCTACGAGCTGCGCGAGAAGAATCCGACCCACGGGACGGGAGTCTTGGGCGAGCTGCACGTCTCGCCGGCGGCCGGCACGGCGTAGGATCGGCTGGCTGTGCGGGTGGTGGTGGTTTGTGAGCGAGGCCACCACCACCACCACGGTGAGGACAACGACATGGCTATGACAACGGTGGCGCGGCTACGCCACTACCTCGATCAAGTGCCGGCGGGCGAGCCGTATAGTACCCAGCTGTCGAGCATTCTGGCGGCGGCTGAGTCAATTGTGGTGGCGGCGCTGGGTTTTACGTTCTTCGACGTCGGGACGAGCTGGGACGACGTGGCGGTGTCGTCCAAGCGGGTGCAAAGCGAACCGTCGGTGTATCTGAAGCTGCCGCCGTACCTGGCCGGCTCGATCACGTCGATCTATCCACTGTCGGGCCTGCGGGTGGGGACGGTTGGGCTGACGGCGGATGTGGATTACGAGGAACAGGATCGGCAGTATTTGTACCGGCCTGGGGGGTGGGGCGCCCTGCGGTACGCGGTGACGGCAAAGTGGGGCTATGGCCCGCCGCCGGAGGCGATCGTTCACCTGCTCTGCGAGTTGGCGGTCAATGTGTGGCGTTCTCGGGACCAAGGATCATTCCAAACCTCGGCGGGGGTGGATACTCTCAACAACTCGACGGGTGGGGGCTTTATCAAGTACGTCGGTGGATTGAACGCGGACCAGCGCCGGGTGATCACGCTGACGCGCCGGCAGTATATCGAGGCAATCCATTGAGCGTGTCGTATTTCTCCACGTTCGACCTGATGGCGGGCATTCTTAACCCGGCGGTGATCGAACGCCAGAGTCGGGCGCTTATGGATCGGGTGGTCCTGACGGTGGAGAGTGAGGCGAAAAAGGTGACGCCGGTGCGGACGGGCCACCTGCGCCGCTCGGTGACGGGCCGGGTGAGCTCTGCCCGCGAGGGGGTGGTGGGGTCGAATTTGATCTATGCGCCGATCGTCCACCGCCGGAACCCCTATCTAACGAACGGTCTCAACAATTCGGCGAGCAAGCTGGACGCGCTGTTCGACCTGTTCGCCATTCAGGTAGCAAGCTCATGAGTGCTACGCCGACGCTTAGGCAAGTTATTACGGAGCTGCACCGCCTTTTCGCGGGGGTGCCGGGCCTGGCCAAGCTGGACGAGAACGGGAACCCGGTCAATTTGCTGCGGTACGAGCCTCGGGTGATCCAAGTGACGCCGACGTTGTATACCCTCTTGGACAGCTTCCAGCGGGATACGTCGGGGCAGGTGACGGCGATGCGGTACCGCATCCTGCATCGGGTGGTGCTGCAATGGCAGGACAACGCCGAGAGCGAGGCGGCGTTGGAGCCGCTGATCCAGGCGGTGCCGGCGGCGGTGGACGCGGACCCGACGCTGGGGGGGCTGCTGGAGAAGGGGGTGGCGCGGATCGGGGACGGGTCGACGGGTTTCGTGGTGATCTCAAATACGAAATATCGCTGTATTGATTTTTTCTCGGACGTTTTGACCAAAGGGCCGTATCGGAGCGGCATCTAGCAGGGCGGGCCAATGGCCCGGCCAGTGGAGGGCTTCCCCATGAGTGCGATTCTTTTCGAATATGTGGCGGAGCAAAACCAGGAGGGGGCGGTGCTGGACGGGGTGCCGCTGCGGGATCTGACGGCTGAGGATCTGGCGGATCTGCCGCGTCACGTGGTCCACTCGGTGGTGGCGATGCCGTTCTATGTGCGGGTGGGTGAGGCGGCCGAGGTGGCGGCGTTTGTGCCGCCGGCGGTGGTGGAGGCTGCCCAGAAGCCGACGCGGGGGCGTCGGGCGCAAAAGAAGGACTCCGCGCCGGAGGGCGTTGTCGATAGTGAGGAGTAG